CAGTTCATCGTCTGCGGTGGCTTTCGGGTCATAGGATTTCAGTTCACTGTCATACCAGCTATAGATATCACTGTATAAGTCGGCTGCATGATCCAGCAGGGACTGCAGTCCATTGATCTTTGCCCTGATATCTTCAGGTACAAAGGGATCGTCTGTTTTTAGCTTCATGGCACACCTCCTGATGTTTTCCTGTAAGAAGTGTACCATAATTTGATGGGATTTTCCAATACATCTTGACAGAATCCAAAAGCATCCGTATAGTAAAGGTAGGTGGTCACGACATCCACCTACCTTTCTCATTAACTTATCATAGAAGATCTCAATTTACAGACTTTTTTTCATACTCTCCCGCTTCCTCATTCTTGCTGCGGAAAAAGTAAGCATAGATATTTAATGTGGTGGTCGCATTGGAATGCCCCAGAACCCCGGCAACGGAGCGCGGGTCCATATTATTAGCAATCAATATGGATGCGGCAGTATGCCGTAAATCGTGTGGGGTTATATCCGGGGGAATCATGTGGCTGCAATCCTCTGCCACATATTTGTTATACAGTTCTATAATTCGTTTAAACTGATGGTATGGGCTTGAAGGGTGCATTTGAATCCCGTTTTCTTGTGTGAAGATAAAATTCTTATCAAATTCTTTCCCGTGGTATCCCTGCCAATATGTGCCGCGCTCCATGCTTTGGCGCATTTGTTCCGCTTTCCATAATTTCAATATGCCCGTGACGACAGGCGGTATAACAGGAGTGCGTGATTTATTTGTTTTGGTCTTTTTCTGTATTATCTTTCCATCCACATAAGCTGTAGAGTTTTCAATATTCACGGTTCCGGTATCTAAATCTATATCATTCCATGTAAAAGCTATATTCTCACCACGTCTATCGCCAATGAACAGGGCCAGATAAAAGTAAGCCCGCCATTTTAAGGAGAGTTTCCAGGACGTTTGATATTCTTTGATTGAATATACTTCCCCCGCTTTATTCTTGCGTTTACGACCGCCATATTTTATCGTCATAGGGTTGTCTAAGGCCCACAGGAACGCTTGCGTTTGCTCTATGGTAAGATATTTCACCTTATACTCTTTCTTTGGCCTGTGTCCCTTGCTTTGCTTTCCAGCATAGATTAAAGGGTTTATGGTGAGCAATCCCTCACCAACGGCATAAGACAATAAGCTGCTGACAATGGCGCAATCTCTTGTTATGGTGCTTTCAGATAAGCCGCCAGGTTTTCCGTCAATCCTGGCCCCGTCCTGCCTTAAGTCCTTGCTGTAATCCTTAAGGTTTTTAGGGATGATGCTGCATATTTTCAAATGCCCCAGGCGTGGGACAATGCGCAATTTCAAACAGTTTTTATAGCTGGCCCAGGTAGTGATGGACATAATATCATCATCCGGGTTTCCAGTAGGTTCATTGTCTTTTAAAAATAACTCAGATAGTTCCTCCAAAGTCATGCGCCGGCCTTTAACATTTTGGCCTGATTTTACATCACGCTCAAAGTCCATTACAAATTGCTCCAGGGCCTTTTTCTCCTGTTTTGGGGTTATTCCTGGTTCTGGTGTGAATGTGTCCGTTTCAAGAATTTGGGTCCCATCGGCTCTGCGCCCATTGCTAACCGTGACTTGATAAGAGTTACCGCGCTTTCTTACACTTGCCATAATATCCTTCCTTTCATTCAGCCGGGCGGGTATGAATGTGCAGATGGATTTATTAAATGCATTATTGTTTTTTTCTTTCCTCAATTCCTTTTTGTGCATCATACGCTGTATATGACAGGTACTTGCTTATTTTCTCAATTTGTTCCTTATATTTAGGATTATTTTTGAAATCTTCAATCTCCTCGTTGCTTTTTTTAATTTGTTCATTCATATTTTTATCATTTGGATAAAGAGGAGGGTCATAAGGTTGCAGCTCATAATTAGGATTGTTTTTCATTTGTACAATACATTCGATAACCTTTTTGATATATGAATCAACCCACATAGCCATATCTTGTAAATCAAAGGTTGAAAGTCCGTCTAAGAGAAGATTCATATTTTCTTTATCATCTATTGAGGATGTTTCATAAATTGCAAATGATGACTTATTGTTTTTTTTCAGTTTATAGCAACTTAAAGAAAAAAATGCTTCCATTTTATGATAATAATATTCATCGAATGATTTATTGACTGATAAGTTGTGAGCAGTATTAAATGCTTCTTTACTCATTAAGTCGGTAATGGATACATTTAATACATCCGCAATTACATATAGTCTTTCATATTTGGGTTCGCGTTTATTATTCTCATATTGTCTAATTGTAATTTCTGCTAATCCTAAAGCTGCACCCAATTCCTTTTGTGTCAATCCTTTTTTTTCGCGATATTTCTTAATGTTTTCTCCAATTGTCATAATAATCACCACCGTTTTTTTAATCATATCACATACAATTAGATTTGTATAGATTCAAAATGAATATATTAATGTCATTTCAAAATACCCATTGACAGATTCAGATTGAATCTGATATAATTAGTATAACAGGGATTCAAAATGAATCTATAATAAGAGAGGTGATATTTTGAAGGCAAACCGTAAAAAATTGCAAATAGCTATGGCACAGGCTTGTATGAACACAGAAGATGTTCAAAAGGTTTCTGAATTGCCGCGCCCCACTTTAAATAATGTGATTACAGGGCGAAATGTAAGACCGGGAACGTTGGGGAGGGTTGCTAAAGCACTTGGGTGCAAAGTAACAGAAATATTAGAAGATTAACATAATACCGGGCGGGTATGAATGTACAGATGGTTGTTAAAGGAAGGAGGATGTTTAGTTATATGACAAAAATGGAGATGGTTTCCAGATATACGGACTTAGCGCGGCAGCGTTCAGAACTTTTCTTGCAATCCGGTTCCTGTTGGAATACAGACACAGAAAGGCAGGAAAAGGCTATTCTTGGTGAGATGGCGGCATTAGAAGCGGCTATTAAACTTCCAGTGCAGGAGGAACAGTCTATTCCAGAAATGCTTACCATCCGTAAGGCAGCAGAGAAGACCGGGTTATCTTATGATTGCATAAGAAAATTATGCCTCCAGAAGAAAATAACGTTTGTTATGGTTGGGACGAAATATTTAGTCAATTTTGGCAAACTGGTTGATTTTCTGAATGGACAGGGGGCTAATGCATGAGGGCTAAAGAATGGCGGTGATTAAACTTGAATGGCTGGGTGAGCTTACATAGAAAAATGTTAGATAATCCTGTAGTATGTAAGGATTCGGATTATATGGCTATTTGGATTTATCTTCTGCTTAATGCAACCCATGCGGAAATTCCTGCTATGTTTAAAGGGCAAAAAATAATGCTTAATCCTGGTCAACTGATAACAGGCAGAAAGGTCATTTCTGACAAATTGCGTGTCACGGAATCGAAAGTACAGCGTGTCTTGAAGTGTTACGAAAGTGAACAGCAGATTGAACAACAGACAGGTAATAGAAATCGCCTAATTACAATAAAAAACTGGGATATGTACCAAATGTGTGAACATCAGAATGTAACGCAATTGAACGACCATCGAACAGCCAGTGAACGACCAGTGCACACAAACAATAATGTAAATAATAAAATAAATATATTATGTTCGCCTGGAGCCGAACCAGATAAGACGGGAGATAATAATTCCGACCTTGAACAGCTGAAAACAGACTTTGAAAAGATTTATGCCATATATCCCAAAAAGAGAGGAAAAGCAAAAGCATTTGAATACTATTGTGCTTATGTGAAAAAGGGGCGCTGTATCAACAAAGTTCGTTATCGGCTGACTAACAAGCAAATTTATTTGGCGGTTCGGGCCTATACCCGTGAATGGGAGGCAGAGGGAACAGAGATATGCTTTTGTAAAAATTTCGATACATTTATGTCAAAGGCTATTATTGATTATCTGCCGGGGGAGGATGATTTATGATTGTTAATGCGGAGCAAGCGCTTATTGGTGCCGTGATGATGGAACCACGGGCAATCAAGGATTGTGGGAGCATTCGCCCTGATATGTTTGTTGACGCGCTGTTAGGTAGGATATATCTGGAATTTTTGAGAGCGCATGATTTTGGATATCAGGCCAATCTTGTAACCCTTGCAGCAAATATTGCTGATGTTTCCCAAGCTGAATTACTGAGCAAATTAAAAGAGTGCAGTGATTCAAGTGTGACAAGTACTGCGGCTGGGGAATATGCAGATGTGATTAAAAACGCATATAAGGCCCGTACAGCCACGCAAATTATCAATGCAGTACAATTCCACCCATCTGCCGTAGAAAAGCAAATAGGGGAGACTGTGAACGCTCTGGAGGCATTGCAGGAGGATGATAGACCAAAGGCAAAAAGCTTAAGTGAGATTGTTGACGAAATGGCCCCAGGATGTTTTGTGGACAGGGAACGGGATTTTCTTTACACGGGATTCACACGATTGGATGAATGTCTTGGGGGTCTGGAGGGTGGGGATATCATTGTTATTGGAGCGCGCCCGGCAGTTGGAAAATCTGCTTTTGTTACGCAAATACTGACCAATATGGGAATCCAGGGCAAGCGGGTGCTGCTGTATAATCTGGAAATGACAAATAAGCAGATGTATGAACGACTGGTGTCGCGGCAATCTGGTATTATGATGAACCGTATCCGGCAGGGCAAGGCTTTCCTGGGGGATGAAAAAGAACGGTTCCAAAAGGCCAATACGGAACTGAAAAGGCTGGATGTGTGGATATCAAGCGGGGTCAAATCCGTGGGCGAGATACGCAGAGAATGCCAGCACATGGGGGCTGATTGCATCATCATTGATTATTTGCAGCTTATAAAGACAGAACGTCATTATGCTAACCGGGTGTCAGAAGTGGGCGATATTTCAAAGGCAATTAAATCATTGGCAATGGAGTTGAACCGGCCTATCATAGTCTTATCGCAGTTAAACAGGGCATCAGAGGGACGGCAGACAAAAGAACCCACTATGTCGGAACTGAGGGAATCAGGTGATATTGAGCAGGATGCATCAGTTGTTATGCTGCTTTGGAATCTTTCAGAAGAAAATGAAAGATACAAAGGGGTGAAGGTAGAGAAAAACCGACAAGGGAAAACAGCAAAATTTCAAATGGAATTTGTTGGTGAGGAAATGAGTTTCAAGGAAGCAGAGGGTAAAGATTTTGATTTCAAGCCCGCAAAGGAGAAAACACCATTTGATTAACAGGGGGCCGATGTGGTAAAAAATTCAGAGGTGAAACAGGAGTTTGAAATGTTCGCAGACGTTTGGAAGCTATTTAAGCAGCGGCTTCCAGTAGGAAAACCAGATGATGATGAATACTGGGAGGAAACCGTAAATGCAGTTAAGTGTTTCATGATAAAATATCCAGATTCATTCAGCAAGGATATAGCAATGGCGGTGTTGACAGAAATCGAAAGGAGGGGTAAGCGGTGAAGATAAGAACCCAGGATTCAAGGTATTGCCTTGAATATGGTGAAATATATACAGAATACAGCCACGATGGTAAAGGGGCAACGGTGTATGTCAGAAGCAGGTTTCATAACGGAGCATTGTTTGTGGGAGTCTATGAGGATATGGCGAGGGCTAAAGGTGTTCTTTATGAGGTGGATTTAGCATATCAAGCCGGGCAGAGGGTCTTTTATATGCCGGCAGAATAAAAATTACATAGCAGTATGATTGTATAGAGCCAGACGCTGAGACGCAGAGCCGTTTAAAGGAGGGCTTTATTTTTTTATGTAGTTATTGAAAACATGGTTATAGTAACCACGGAGGAGAACAGTAAATGTTTTGCGTGATACAGGAAATAGAAGTAAAGAAAGTTCATGCCGGGGAACCGAGGGAAATAGAGGTTTATGAAACCACCTGGACTACCAACGATAAGAAGAAGTCAACCTGGGGGTGGCGCTATAGTAATGAACACTTTGACCGCCCTGTTAGAAAAGCATACCGGATTAGTATACATGAGAGTTACCGAGAGGCCGGGAAGGTCAAGAAAAAGCAGACTGTAATCTGTACCATCGAGTACTACTCTATTGTGGACTGGGGGAGCTGGATAGGGGACTATATCACTGACTCCCGATGGAAGGACAAGGTGGAAACCATCGGACTGCCAGAGAATGAACTTGTGGACCTGATTTATAAGAAATTCCAGTCTATCATAGACAGGGTAGAATCAGAGTTCCAGCAGACAGAAGAATACAGGGCCAGGGAGGAACATAGGCGCATATTAAAGGAACACAACCAGAGGGTGGCAGAGTTCAAAGAAAAGTATGATGCCAGCGAAAGCCAGTATAACGATTGCTATGACGTGTTCGGGAACCTGCGCAGCCCAGATGCCCTTAAGAAAATAAAGGCAGATTACAAGGCAAAGAGAGACTATGAACGCCGAAGCCAGGAAGAGAGCCGTGGTTATTATGAAAGATTCTTTAATAACCACGGCGGGAATAGTGGGAGTAGTTACGGTAATAATTTTTCTAATAACCACAATGAGGATAATAAGGCCATGCTTAAGAAGTTCTATCGCACCCTGTCAAAGACATACCACCCGGACAGTAACCCAGGAATGGACACATCCGAGGAAATGAAATTGCTGAACCAGCTTAAGAGTGAATGGGGACTGTAGGTATTAAAAATATAGTTGTTGTAACTACAATGTAAGGAAATATTTTTAGCTAATATGATTTCTATAACACAAAGAAAGTGGGTGAAAATATGGTTGTTATTGGAATAATGATTTTTGTGGTTATTTGTGAACTGGCGGCGATTTATGAAAAGATGGAGGGTAAAAACAATGAATAAAATAGAAATGGTTGAAACGTGTTTGAGCGGCTGCATGAAGATTCTGGGACAAACGCAAAATGATTTGCCGGGTGTTGCGGCAGGATGCATGGAGAAGGGAATGGAGTCAATATCCGGGTTCATGCAGAACACGGTGACGGAGGATAAAGAAAGATTAAAGAAAATGATAAGCGGAGGTTATGCAGATGGCGAATATTAATTTTGATGATGGATTTGAAACATTTACAATCAATGGGGATTCCAACCGGGTTATAAAGATAAATCCAAAGGATGGAAACATCCTAATCCGATTTGATGAAGCTATGCGGGACTTAAAAAACGAATCGGAACGACTTTCAAGTATCAAAGTTAAGGCAGATGGAAGTCCTGTAGAACAGGCAGGAATATCCCTGGAGGAAAGTACATCCAGACTTGGGGAGTTTAACCAGCTCATCAACGACAAGATGGATTATATATTTAATGCCGATGTAAGACAGGCTGCTTTTGGGAGACAGTCCCCGCTTTCCATTGTTGGCCCGGATAACCGATTTCTATTTGAGATATTTTTAGAGGCGGCATTAGAAGCAGTCCGCGAGAAGCTGGAGGCTGCAACAAAAGAAATGGAATCCCATGCAGGAAAGTATACAGGCCAGTACAAACAGGCAGCAGACAACGGGAGCAAGTACCCATTCCCTATAAAGTAGGTGTATATGAGTTCTGATGAAAAAATGATTGAAGCAATAAAGAAGATTTTGTCCAGGGGAAACACAGCAGAAATAAAAAAGCGGAAAAACGATGTGATTATCCTGGAAGTAGAAAAGAAAATTACATATCAAACGAATAGATAGAGTGGTATCTATTAAAGGCTAAATGGAGCCGGAAATTTTGCGATATATGCAAGGTTTCCGGCTTTTTCTGTCTCTTAGGAAGTGAGGAACCGGGACATTGAAAGCAGATGGAAATATTGTTATTGATACAAAAATCAATTCAGATGGAATGCAGCGTGGTATATCAGAAATTAAAGGCTCCTTGACAAAGCTGGGGGGCATAGTAAAAGGCATTGGGAAAACAATCATTGCCGCCTTTGCAATAAAGCAGATTGTCCAGTTCGGTAAGGAATGTTTGGAACTGGGGTCCGATTTGGCAGAGGTTCAAAACGTTGTAGATGTGACTTTTCCCAGCATGACAAAACAGGTGGATGAGTTTGCAAAGACGGCGGCGGATTCCTTTGGGCTTTCTGAGACGATGGCTAAAAAATATGTCGGTACATTCGGAGCAATGTCTAAATCCTTTGGCTATTCAGAAAGCGCGGCCTATGATATGGCTACAGCATTAACCGGGTTAACAGGTGATGTCGCAAGTTTCTATAATTTGTCGCAGGAAGAAGCATATACAAAATTGAAATCCGTGTTTACGGGGGAGACGGAATCGCTTAAGGAATTAGGCGTTGTCATGACACAAAGTGCATTAGACCAATATGCCCTTGCAAATGGTTTCGGAAAAACCACCAATAAAATGACGGAGCAGGAAAAGGTTGCCTTACGCCTACAATTTGTACAGAACCAGCTTTCAGCGGCAAGCGGTGATTTTGCCCGTACATCGGATTCATGGGCCAATCAGGTAAGGATTTTTCAGTTAAGGTTACAGTCTTTAAAGGCTACGATTGGACAAGGGCTTATAAACCTGTTCACGCCTATTATAAAGGCAATAAATGTATTCCTTGAACGGTTGTCAACAGCAACCACGGCATTTAAAAATTTTACAGAAACGGTAATGGGTAAGAAGTCTGTAAATAGCGGAGCTGCACAAGCGGCTGGTGAAATGGCAGAGGTACAGGCTGGATATGAGGGCGCGGCTGATGGTGCGGAGGACTTTGCAGATGGAGTAAAAGACGCGGGAAAACAGGTAAAGAAATCATTGGCACCCTTTGATAATTTGATACAGATTCAGCGTGATGCAGAGGAAGGTTCAGGAAATACAGGAGATAGCAATATAATGCCGCCGGGACTGTCCCCTGATGAACAGCAGACAGAATCACCGTTTTTAAATAATGTCATGGAAACCCTGGAGGCAATCAAACAAAGACTGATTGAGATAGGGGGAATCTTTCAATCGGGGTTCTGGCAAGGCCTGGGGGATTACAAGCCTGTCCTGGATTCAATAAAGACAAACATAGCAAGTATTGGCGATAGTCTGAAAGATATTTTTACGGACCAGGGCGTTATGTCGGCCTTTAATACCATGTTGGATACTATTTCCTACAACCTGGGAAGAACTGCCGGGGCGTTTGCCAGTGTTGGACTGACAATAGCTGATAATCTGACAGGGGGAATAGCATTATATCTTGAAAGTGCAAAAGACAGAATCAAGGGTTATCTGATAAGTATGTTTGATATCACATCAGAAATCAGTACCATAGGCGCTGATTTTGCGGTGGCGATAGCGGATATTTTTTCAGTGTTTAGAAGCGATACGGCAAAGCAAATCACGGCTGATATTATAGCAATCTATGCAGATATATTCATGGGAATTACTGAATTGTCGGCAAAGTTGTTCAGGGATGTGTTGGACACGATTCTTACCCCATTTGTAGAGAACAAAGATAAGATAAAAGAAGCTCTTACAAATACGATGGAGCCGATAAAAACCGTCCTTGATTCTATTTCACAGGGCATAACTGAGACATTCAAGAATTTAAACAAGATGTATGACGAGCATATTGCTCCGCTGTTTGAATCTATTAAGAATGGGCTGTCTGAAATCCTGGGGAATCTGCTGGATGGCTATAACAAGTACATTGCCCCAACCCTTCAAAAACTGGCAGATAAATTCTCAGAAGTATATGGAGGTACGATACAGCCGCTTATTAATAAAATCATTGAGCTGATAGGGAAAGTTGCAGATTTAATCAAGGTAATATGGGATGAATATTTAAAGCCTTTACTTAGTTGGATATCTTCCAACATACTGCCCGTTGTTGCCCCTATACTGGAGACAATAGGCACGTACCTGCTTAACCTGATTGACACGGCGGCATCTGTTTTGGATGGGCTGATAACGGCCTTTTCTGGAATCATAGATTTCCTGACAGGTGTATTTTCTGGAGATTGGGAAAAAGCATGGGAAGGTATCAAGGAAATATTTGGAGGCGTTATTGATGCAATAATGGGCCTTGTGGAAGGTCTGATAACGTCACTAGGCGATTTTATTAGTGGAGGGTTAGAAAGTATTGGCTCAATCATAGAAACGGCGCTAAACGGCCTTTTAGGAGCGGTAGAGGAAGCATGGAAGCGTATTTCCAGTACTGCCAAGGGATTATGGAATGCTTTAAAAGGAGATGCACAGAACATATTTGAAGGAATCGGACGGGCTATAGAATCAGTGTGGGATTCTGTAATGAATAAGACTACTGAAATATGGGACAGTATCGTGACGGTAATAAAGAATACGATAGCGAAGATTGTTTCGGGTATTGAGGGCATGGTAAATTCGGTGATATCTGGGATAAACAAAATTATCGAAGCAATCAATAGGGTAATGGATAAGGTGGGAATTGCAATCCCTACCATCCCTAATTTGAACCTATCAGGCAAAACCAGTTATCCGGCCTCTGCCTATGCAGCAGTACCATATAGAATGCCCCGTCTTGCCACAGGAACCGTAGTACCGCCCAGGGCTGGAGAGTTTGCAGCTATCCTGGGAGATAACAAACGGGAGCCAGAAGTTGTATCCCCATTGTCAACTATGAAGCAAGCTCTTAAGGAAGCACTGGCAGAAAGCAATATATCCAGTGGAAACCAGATTACTAAAGCAGAGTTAATACTTGATGGTACAAGATTTGGTCAGCTTGTAGTTAAATTTGGAAACAATGAAAAGAATCGTGTGGGTGTAAGAATGGTCACGGAAGGAAGTGTATAAAAAATCCCGCTGTCGTTTTTAAAGGGGTGATGGCAGCGGGAAGGTCACATTGCTTTAATTATATCAGAAGGATGGTGTATAAGCAATGAGGACAAGGGACAAGAACTTAAGCGATTACGGAATAGATTGCGGCCGGGCGGCTGAATTAATGGAACTTGCCAGACTGGAAGAAAATAAAGGCTTAATATGCAAGGCGGCTGATTTAAGTAATCCAGGACTTTCTACATTTATTATTGAATCTCTCACACAAAAAAGAGGGTACGACCGTATTTATATTAAATCGTATATTCCTGCTAAACGTGATGATTTTTACGCATACCGTAGGAAAACATTGGCATTGTTTAGTCTGCTGCTGGAAGGAAAAGCGCCTATAATACCGAGGGATAGGAGGATACGGAGAAATTCCCGCATAGTTAGTTAAAATGGCAGGAAAGGGCATTCTGATGCGTTCTATGGGGTATGGACGGCTAATATCTGCTTACGGAAACTTACGTTTGCACAGTATAGGAACCAGATTAAACCAGACATTTTTACAATATACCCCTAAATAACCCTAAAACCATAAACATCATGTATACGGTTCATCGACCACCAAATGGTTGTCGTTCAATAAAACCTTAGAAAACCTTAGTTTTATGTTTATAGCAGAAAGAAAATTAATCGTAAGAAATGAAGTGAGATTTAAAGGTTGTGCATCAGACGCACGATAAAATTGTCATGGGCGAGAGCCATGATAATTTACTATTTGAATTGGAATAACCCGGCAGAGGTACGGCGCTCACTGTCCCACGTCAATAATTGGGTGGTCAATGGAGAAATAATGGCAAAAGAGGCTGAAACGGAAGAATAATACGAAGCCAGGGAAAAAGGAGACTATTTAAATGCTATTGAGAGTAGGGGAGTTTATATAACACTTATTGATATATTGAGAGATTTTGAACAGGACGGTGGTTAATTGGAGCTTACACTGAAGCAGAAAGCGTTTGCGGATTATTACATAGAATGCGGGAATCAGACAGAAGCGGCGAAGCGGGCGGGGTATTCAAAACGAACAGCGCGGGTAATAGGGCAAGAGAACCTGCTAAAACCTGCCATTTCTGCTTATATCGCAGAACGACAGAAACAAATTGATGATTGTCGCATAGCTGATGCCGCTGAAATACTGCAATACCTTACATCCGTTATGCGCGGAGAGGTAAAGGACCAGTTCGGACTTGATGCTCCGCTGGCAGAGAGGACCAGAGCAGCGGTGGAACTGGCAAAGCGAAAGATAGATACAGACAAGAAGCAGGAGGGCGGCGGGATTACTATTGTCAACAACATACCAAGACCAGAAAACAATAAATCTGACTGACGTAATCGTTCCCTCCTTCTATGGTGTTCACTGGGATATCCTGGATGCGCCGTAACCATCGGAGAATCGGTATAACATAATGGATACTGGCCTGGGGCGGTGAAATACCGGGTCAGTATTTTTCTACCCCAGGACAATCAGATAATGCTTTATGATATCATAGTTTGAAACTGCGCAAAAGTGCGCACAAAAAAACAGAATAGACTAAACTAAACGCTATCCCTCTGCCGGTATCAACTATAGGCACATATACGTTGACGAATGCACAAAATGCACTAAAATGCATACAAAAAAAAGTCCGGGTCAAAAATGAGGTACAATTTTATGACAATCCGATTGGGCAGTGAAACAGTCCTGCCTTAGATGAGTGTGAGTCAAGGGGGATAGAGTAGGTGGGAAGCGATTTGTTAGGTCTGGACAATACTGGAATGAGTTAGGACAATGCAGCTCTGCCTATGTCCAGGTATACCCTATTTCCGGGCATACCTGATGGATTTCACGGCGGAAAATTCCGCCGCCAAAAAGACATTTTTCCAAAAATGGAAGAAAGTATAGGAGGCAAGCAAGAGAGTTACATGATGGACTGGAAATTAAGAGCAACTTCACGACATGGTTTGACCGTATGTGTGAGTATGGTTTTACTGAAAACGATTATACGGTTATGTGGAGCGATTCCAAAAATGGAAACGCTGTAGAGTTTGAGAAAATGCGGATTACATATTGGTTACTCAAAAAAGAGTAAAACCTCAGAAATCGGCGGAAGACCATCAATAGACTATGAAATCACTGTAGACATGGCAAAGCAGATTTGCATGAGGGATTGGAGATTAGAACTGAATTCGCAAAGTGGTTTTCAAGGATGTGTAAGTACGGTTTTTTCAATAAAATGGACTATTTTAGAGGTTATCGTCAAAAATGACAAAAACTCAAAAGGCGGTAGGCAGCAACAGATTTATATGATTTACTTTGGAAGTGATGAAATGACCAACGTACTTACACCTCCGGAGGTTCAAAACAACGGCGGTGTGCAGATTAGAGAGCTTCAAGACTATATTGTTTCTGTTGACACAGCAAAGCATATCTGCCTTATTAGCCGCACAGAAAAAGGCAAGCAATGGTCAGACCATTGACATGCTGAAGGGCGAAAACACCGTTCTTGAGAGTATGAAAAAAAGTCTGTAAATTGAGATCTTCTATGATAAGTTAATGAGAAAGGTAGGTGGATGTCGTGACCACCTACCTTTACTATACGGATGCTTTTGGATTCTGTCAAGATGTATTGGAAAATCCCATCAAATTATGGTACACTTCTTACAGGA